GGGCCTCAAGGGGCCGGGTGGTCTGATCATGGTGGTGTAACCCAAACGGTGAGGGCCTGGTCTGTGAAGCCAGGGTTAGCGGGTTCAACTCCCGTACACCACCCCAATCTCATCTCTCTCGATTGTCACGAATCTGTCCCACCCGAGGGATTGCGGGCGCTGGTCTACGAAGCCGGTTGACGAGGTTCGACTCCTCGGTGGGGCACCATACCGTACTGGTGTAGCTGGAGCGCACGTTGGGTTGTTACCCCAAAGGAACTGGGTTCGATCCCTAGGTGCGGTGCGATTACAACTCAATCATGCCCCTCAGGTGTTACGGCAGCATCCCAAGCTCTTACCTTGTGTGGACACAGTTCAATTCTGTGGGGGGGTACCAATCTAGTCCCTGCTGAGGGAAGCAGGTCCGGCCCTCCGAAGGCTGGCACGCAGGTTCGACTCCTGCCGGGGACACGCTCTCGGCAAGGATGCAGGCACCCGTCCTAAGGGCAGCCATCCTGGTTCGAGTCCGGGCGGGAGCACCACGCCAACGTAGCTCAATGGATAGAGCAGCCGGTTTCTACCCGGTCGGTTGGGGGTTCGAGTCCCTCCGTTGGCACGAGTAGGCTGGTGACATGTTTGAGTACAAGGTGACTCTAGTCCGTGTTGTTGACGGCGATACGATCGAAGTGGATCTGGATCTCGGCTTTCATGTGACGTTGCGGCAGCGGTGCCGACTGTACGGGCTGAACACCCCGGAGCGAGGCCAGGACGGCTACCACGAGGCCACGGCAGCGTTGGTTGCCCTGCTCGCCCCCAAGTTCTCGGTCAAGTCGATCAAGCCCGAAGACAAGTACGGCCGGTGGATCGTGGAGATCCCCGGTGTCGCTGAGTCGATGATCGCATCGGGACACGCCGTGCCGTACTTCGGTGGGGCACGCTGACCGCCGTTCTGATCGGGTGCTACCATAGAGACATGAGCGACACACAGACGTACTCGGACGGACCCGACTTCCCGTCCGACCAGGAGATGGAGGCCAAGGGCTTCCAGCGATGCTGCGGCGGATGGGCAACCCCGAACACAGCCGCAGCCTGCGATCAGGAGAAGGTCGAGCGCCGTCAGGTGGTCACTGCCTCCGCAGCCGAGGTCGGCAACACTCTGCTCGGCACGGTGCCCGCATGAGTGAGACCCGCACCAACGCCGCTGTCTTCCACAACGGTGCACGCCGTTTCCGCAACGTCAATGTGGAGATCACCGGCAATGCGCCCGGTGATCAGGTCATCGTCCGCAACGCCTCATCGAATGAGGCGATCTCCACGTTCCAGATCGTGGACACGGCGAAGTTTGGAGAGGCATGGGATGCGATCGCTCTCGACGGTCCGACCGGGGGTCTCGACCCGTTCCGTCTCACCGTGCAGCTCGGTTGCGGCTGTTCCGGCATGAAGCCAGTCGTGGACGACGCCGAGTACACAGCACGGCACACTGTCTCCGTCTAGGGTCCCCGGATTGCCCCCTGTGTGCCCCGTAGAGCGGCGCTAGGGCTAATCTGGTCCCTCACACAGCCAGGAGCAGGAAACGCCCTGTAGGCTTGTTGTAGCGTGAGAGGAGATTCAGATAACCCGAAGGTTTCAACCGCACTGTGTCTAGGGGCACCGGTCGAGTGGTTCTTTCCGGACTTCGTTGATGAAGACGGCAACGAGTTCTTGGACGACGGCACGGTGTGGGAGCAGTATGGCGACACGTCACAGTTCTACGAACGTGGACGAGAGCTGTGCGTGATCTGCCCGATGCGGGAGGATTGCCTCCAGAAGGCGATGGATCGCCGTGAGAGATTCGGGATATGGGGAGGCTTGATCCCAATTGAGCGCCGAAGAATTGAGAGGCGAGACCGGAGAAAGAGACTCCAAGAACGGCGAAGGTGCGAGGTTCTCGGCCTTCCGATGGACGACCAAGACCCGGATGATGATGATACGCTGGATGATGACGATCAATGATGAACATCACCGAAGCTATCTCAACACTCAATCCACTGGTTGCGATCCTCCTGGTTCTCGGGGCTATCGGCTGGTGGAGACTCATCGCACGTGATTCTCTATTTGAGAAGCAGCGCAGATGGTTCTGGCATCGGTTCCCTCACGAGGGGTACCAGGAGCCGGATCAGCTCAAGCGCCCGAAGCGTGGCCGTAGCGTGTGGTCCGGTGGTGTCTGGTACTGCCAGAAGGGCACGATGCTCGGTGAGCTGTTGTACTGCCACTACTGTCTCTCATGGTGGGTGGCACTGGCCCAGCTCGGTGCGTACCTGCTGTTCCCGAACGTCGTGCTGTTCCTCGCTTTGGCACACGCCGGACGCTTGGCCGCAGCACTGTTCGACAGCAGGGTAGGCTAGTGACATGGCGTGTTGCGGGAGATCAGCTCCAATTGTTCCAATCATTCGGCAAGGACTCCCGACCATCTGGTCGTGGATCACTCACCCGACCCCGTTGATCACTGTCCCGCACGAAAGACTGGCTGAGGTTCTTGGGCGAATCAAGCCTGAGATGGTTAGTGTCTGATGGGGATCTTCTCGAAGAAGCACATTGAGATTCCCCCGGTGGCGATGGGGGCCTTTGTGGCCTCTGGTGCCACGTATCGGGTCTCGTCGTACGCTGACAGTACACAGCTCGGCCTCCAGCGCCAGGGCTGGCAGCAGAAGGCGTTTCGGATGTACGACTGTGAAGGCCACCTGTACTACGCAACCAACTACGTTGGCTCGGCCATGTCTCGGCTCCAGCTCGTGGCCGCTCGCCGCCCGAAGGACGACGGTGAGCACAAGCGCCCGGAGATCATTCCGTCCGGTGTGTTCACCGACGCCGTGCGGAACATTCGGTCACCTCGTGGTGGCCAGCGTGGTCTGCTCCGTCAGGTCGGACGTAACGTATTCTTGACAGGCGAGGTCTGGATGATCGGCGCAGCCGAGATGCTCCCGACCGGCGAGGTGGTGCAGACGTGGGATGCTGTCTCGATCAATGAGCTGATTACCGCAGGTTCGAGCTACCGGTTCCTCCGTCGTCGTCTCCCAGGACAGAACGGTGAGCAGCTCCCCGATGGTGCGCTCACGATCCGGATCTGGAAGGAGCACCCTGAGTGGAGCGACCTTGCCGATTCTGGTACACGTTCCGCAATGGAGCTTCTGGAGAAGGTCGTCACCTTGAACCGTGCTGAGCGTGCGATCGCACGTAGCCGACTGGCCGGTTCCGGTATCCTGGCCCTGCCACAAGAGCTTGTACCGCCAGCGTGGCAGAACCAGGGGAGCAACCCCGACGCCATGCAGTCGAACCCGCTGTACCAGGCGCTCGCAGAATCAATGACGGCACCGTTGAGCGATGAGGATCACCCGTCCGCTGTCGTTCCTCTGCTCCTCGTCGGCCCAGGAAGCGTGATCAACAATATCAAGTACGAGCCGATGACCCGCTCGTTCGACACCGCTGCTGCCAATGCTAGTATCACCATCGCCATTGAGCAGATTGCGAACACGCTTGAGCTTCCGAAGGAAGTTCTGCTCGGTGCCGGTGAGGCGACCCACTGGACGGCATGGTCGATCCGTGAAGACACGTTCCAGGCCCACATCCAGCCGCTCGCTGAGCTGGCTTGTGATGCGCTGACACAGACCTACCTCAAGCAGGCGATCAATCGCATGGAGCCGTCTGTGCTGGCGCTCGCCCTCAAGCAGGCAGGTGTTGACGACCCGAACGACATCATGGTTTGGTACGATGCCAGCCAGCTTGTGATCTTGCCGGACAAGGCCGCTCAGGCTGATGGTCTGCACGACCGCTTCGTGATCTCGGACGCCGCCCTTCGCCGTGAGCACGGCTACTCGGATGCTGACAAGCCAGACGAGGAAGAGTACGCCAAGCGTGTCGGAATCAAGATGGCCGACGCCAAGATGGCGCTCACAGGCAAGCCGACCGAGGCCCCCACTGCCCCTCCTGCTGGTGCCCCGAAGGGTGTCAATGGCCCGCTCAATCAGTCGCCGCAAGGCCCCAACTCTGCCCCACCGAAGACTCCCGCCGAACGGAGAGCCACGGTCGGACTTCCTCAGGACAGTGCCACGAAGAAGGGGTAGACTCTTCTCATGACTCTCGGGATCAACATCGTTGAGACGGTCTCAACTACGGACTACCTGGTAGCATCGGCTGCCCCGTACCCGCTCGCCCAGTTCGAGGTTGATGCCATGATCCTGATCCGCAGGTTGGCGCAGAAGCATCTGGACAGCATGGCGCTGACAGCCAGCGCAGGGCCGGGATGCCATGACGTATCTTGCGCCCCTCCACCTGCGGGCACAGGGGGATCGAAGCCGACCTCCCGCACCGTGGGCCGGGTGAAGCTGGAGGGTCCGCTCGGTTCACCTTTGACCGAGGCGATGCTGTCGAACCCCGTGGGGCCGGTGTTCCTCACACTCGGCACCCCGGACACGTTCTCCGGCTACAAGGCGCACATCTATGCCGAGGACGTGGGCGGTATCGTGTCGATTCTCGGCCGTCTCCAGGACGAGATCTTCTCCGACGACAACCCTGGTGGATGGGGAGTCAAGACGGCCACCCAGTCGTTCTTTGACAAGGTGGACGAGAACCACCAACAGCGGGGCAAGGCCGTGACCGTGTACTTCCCGCACAAGGCCACGTGGAAGAAGGACCTGGACTACCTGGTGCAGCTCATGGCTGGACTGCCGCCACGTCAGCGCAAGCCAGTGGCCAGCGAGGAGTACGTGGACAACGGGGTGAGCTTCCGCTACGAGCTGCGAAAGGACGCTCCGGATCACGACCTCGACTACTCCGAGTACCACCGCTACTACCAGGCATCGTTTGAGCTGGACGAGGCGCTGACCGCCGCAGCTATTGATCCGACAACGATGATCACTCCGGAGATGGAAGCCGAGTATCTCGCTCTGGCTACTTCATTGTGGGATAACTTGGATAATCTGTCCGAAGGTTTCGGACTCGACACGCTTCCGTGGGAGATGTACGCACCGCTGATCGTACAGGCGATTGAGACCAGCAGAAACAGCTACATCGACATCCTCAAGGCATTGATCTATAAGCAGGCCGAAGAGGGAACGGTATACGGGGAATACTTCCTGGTACCTGACTACATTCCTGGCACCGGACTTCGCCCACCGGCAGCGTACCTCGTGCAGTTCGGTGATATTCGGGACTCGTTGAGCGCCCTTGGTGGTGGTAGCGCTGATCCGACGACACAGTTGACGACCGGAATCACTGGTGGATCTGTGTACGGCCAGGTGCTACAAGACAATGGACTCGCCACGAACGACAAGCTATGGCTGTATGGGGAGACAGTTCGGCGCACATTCAATGGACATCTCCAGATGGACGGTCTGGTGTTCTCCGATTGGGAAGATCCTGCGCTCGACATTGCACCACAAGACCGGTGGCTTCGCACGCTCAAGTATCGGCCGGGGGACCACTGGGGCTGCGCTTGTGTCGTCGTTCCGTACATTCCGAACTTCGGTGAGCCTTTCACCATGACGATCCAGGCGAGCGCCGTAGAGGAGTTCTACACACCCGGACAACCACGAGACCGTGAGGGCCAATGGGCCTCTCATCGTGGCCGAATCACGAGCCTCGCTTCTGAGTCAATTGAGCGTGTGCACGGGAAGGGGATCAAGAGCATGTTCCCGCATGGTGGCCTGACGACCACGACCCCGTGGCCAAGCGCTCCCAGGATGAAGGGCAAGCCCGCCTATGATTCTGATCTCGTGCAGCGTGAGCTGGCCAAGTCAACGGTGCTGGAGAAGGTTGACCCTCGCCTGCTCTACTCCACACAGCCAGGTCTCGCACGAGAGCACGTGGACTACTACCTGAGCGGTGCCTACGAGCACGACGGGAAGACATCGGCGGATCGGTCCAACAGCGCCAACGCTTTCCCGGTGGTCTACGTTCGGAACGATGGCCGGATGCTGATCCTCGCCGGTCATCACCGGGCCGCTGCCGCCCTACTGGAGGGCCGGGATCTTGAGGCAAGGATGATCCACGAGCCGTGAACCGACACTACTACAATCTGACCCCGACCATCATCGTCGGATCAGAATGCACTCCGACCCTGGTAGACGCACTCAATTGCCTTCGAGATGACGGTGTGGACCCCGACTGGCTCTTGGTTCTAGAGGCACGTGCATTGAGCTGGGAGGATCAGTCCATCACCGCTTAGGCAATGGACTATTCTGGTGGTATGTCCGACCAGGCTACCGATCACGCAATCCCCACCTTCACGTACGAGCCAGACGCCGCCGCAGGTAGCTTCGTAATGTTGATCGCTCAAGAGAACACGCCGACCGTTGACGGAAGAATGTTCACCGCCAATTCCATCGACTGGCGACCACTTCCCCTCCCGCTGACGATCAATCGACTGAACACCCCCGAGGGCCAGCACAAGACCGCCGAGTCTGTTGGGATGATCCACGACATCTGGCGTGACGGTGACTTCATCTATGGCAAGGGCTACTTCGCTTCGGACGAGGCAGGACAGGACGCTCGCCGTCTCATCAAGGAAGGTGTCATCGCTCACGTCTCTGCTGATGTCGGTGGTGTCACCTCTGAGGAGCTGGACGTGGACACCGAGTACCCGGAAGGCGTACGCAAGGTCCTGACCAAGGGAACCATTCTCGGCGTGACCGCACTCCTGCACTCCAGTTTCAACGAGACGAAGATCGCCGTGGACGAGACACCGATCACCGCTGCTGGCGGAGAGCGCTGGGAGCCTGAGGCCAAGTGGTTCGACAACCCACGGCTCACCGGACCCACCCCGCTCACGATCACGGCTGATGGTCAAGTGTTCGGGCACGCCGCACTGTGGGGCACGTGCCACGTCGGATACAAGGACCGTTGTGTCACCCCGCCACGTTCGTCCTCCAACTACGCATACTTCGCCAAGGGCACCGTCCTCACCTCTGACGGAATGTCACGCCGTGTCGGACGAATCACCGCCAACACCGGCCACGCTTCGATGGAGCTGAGCGCCGCCCCGGCAGCCGCTCACTACGACGACACCGGTTTCGGTGCTGCGTTCGTGTCGGCCGGTGAGGATGAGTTCGGGATCTGGTACGCAGGAGCGACCGCCCCCGAGGCAACGTACGCACAGATCGCAAACATGCGTGCCGCTGGCGTGTCCGGCGACTGGCGCTCAATCTCTGGTGCTCTTGACATGGTTGGACTGCTCGCCGTGAACACCCCCGGCTTCCCGCTTCCCAACCCGCAGATCGGAATGGTGGCCGGTGCACAGATGTCGCTCGTGGCCGCTGGCATTGTCTTCGGCAACGAGAAGTACAAGGTGACGGACGGCAAGCAGGTTGACGACCCGGACTACGACGAGGATACAGCGTACAGCGAGGGCGGTGCAAGGATCACCGTTGGCGACTCTCAGCGCCCCAACTCCAACCGCACCCTCGTGACCGCCTCTGGAATGCCCTGTGACGGCCACTGCACGAGCTGTGACGAGTGCAAGCGCAAGAACAGTGTCAAGGTAACCGAGTCGGTCGATATGACCGCTGAGGACGACTGTGGCTGTGTTCCGGAGAACTTCACGGTCATCGAGTTCGACATGCACGAGTACATGGGCGGAGCGCCCGTGAACTGGGCCACCGATCTTGACCAGACCTACCTCGCCGCAATCCAAGAGAAGCTCGAAGACGTGAGCGAGTCCGTTGCACAGGCGAACGATTACGGTAGCCCTCTCGGCCTCCAGGTACAGGCGTTCGGGGCGTGGATCGGACTGCTCGTTGATCAGCAGGTTGCGTACATCAACCGCTCTCTCGGCCGTCCGGTCGAGGATGTTGAGGACGCCACCGAGTCGAACGACGTTCCAGAGATGACGTACGAAGTTGAGCAGACTGAGGCTCTGGCTGTCGCTGCTCGCATCGCCATCTTGGATGCTGACCTCTTGGTCTCAGCGTTCTCTGCGTCAAAGCCCCGCAAGCGCAAGATGGCCACCGCTAGCTACTGATGTCTTCCATCGGCGGTAAGCGTCGAAAGGTTCGCTCAGAGATTCTGATTGAGAAGTACGGGCTGACCTGTTTCTGGTGCCGGTGCGTCTTGAAGAATCTGCCGATCACGCTCGACAGAGATTGTTCAGATCACATCACGGTTGAGCACCTGCAACCGGTGAGCCTCGGTGGTGGACACGATATTGCGAACCTTCGACTGGCCTGTTTCCGATGCAACAATGCCCGTGGTGGGTCTCCAGATCCGTATTGTCCAGCAGTGTCATAACGACATTTCGGTGCGTTCTACACTTGAGACATGGCAAAGGATTCAACCCCAATCGAGGGCACTGACGAGGAGAGCTTCGAGCTGGATCTCACAGAGCTGGACAATGATGAGCTGGCTCAGTTCGAGACCAACCTGGTCGAGGAGTACGCCGAGATGCGTTCTTCCGAGACTCTCTCCGCTGACGATGCTGATGAGCTGACCGCTCTGGCTGCTGCGATCGCTGAGGTTCGTGCTGAGATGGAGAGCCGTGTTGCTCTCTTCGAGGCCGACGAGTTCGTCGCTGACGCAAAGGCTTCCGACTTCACGTCGAGGATGGCCAAGAAGGTTGCAGCGCCCGCCGCCGCAACATTCGAGGAGGAGGCTGCTGAGGTAGTCGTACCCGAGATCGTGATCTCCCCGAAGGGTCTTGAGGGTGACATCCCGGCTTCCGACGTAACTGTCGTAGCCGCCGCCCGCAAGCCACTCGCCAAGATCGCCGCCGATGTGCGTGGGTTCCGTTCCGGCCAGGAAGTCGATTCCTGGACGAAGGTCGCTTCGGCCTTCATCGCCCGCCACCCGGACATCCGCAGCTCCGATGTGTCCAGCGGTTCCCGCTTCCTGGTCGCCTCCATCGAGGCCGAGTTCCCGGAGGATCGTATCCTCGGTGACGACGCCGTTGTCAACACTCGCAAGATTGAGTCGATCACTTCCGACACAGCCATCACCGCTTCTGGTGGTCTCTGCGCCCCACTCACCCCGTGGTACAACCTCCAGACCTACGGCGATGTCTGTCGTCCGATCCGTGACAGCCTCCCGTCTTTCAAGGCCGACCGTGGTGGTATCCGCTACGTGACCCCGCCCCGCCTGAGCGACCTCGCCGGTTCTTCCCGTGTCACCACGGCAGCCCAGGACGCACTTGGCTACACGACGCAGACGCCCGCAGGGCCGACCCCGCCGAAGCCTTGCCTCCACGTTGTCTGTGGCGCTGAGAACACCTGCGTCATCCAGGCCGTCAGCTCTTGCTTGACCTTCGGTAACTTCGGTTCCCGTACCTACCCCGAGCAGGTTGAGGCGTGGCTCAAGCTCGGTCGTGTCGAGTTCGCTCGGTACCAGGAGCAGGAGCTTCTCCGGGCCATCAACGCCGGTTCGACTCAGATCACCGCAGCCCAGGTCTACGGAGCAACCTTCTCCATCCTGGAGCAGATCGGATTCACCGTCGCTTCGTTCCGTGATCGCTTCCGCATCTGCAACTCGGTCAACCTTCGCCTCATCGCCCCGTTCTGGCTGGCCAACGTCCTCAAGGACGACCTCGCCGCACAGGCTCCTGGCGATGGCCTCGGCCGCTACAACGTCTCGGACGCAATGCTCAACGACTGGCTGCGCCAGCGTGGAGTGACGGTCACTTGGGCACAGGACACCCTGGCCTCCGACCCGCAGCTCCCTGCCCCGGTCGCCGGTCCGATCGGTTCGTACCCGAACAGCGTCCGCTGGTTCATCTTCCCTGAGGGTGAGTGGCTGTTCCTTGACAACGGTGTGCTCGACCTCGGCCTGGTCCGTGACTCGCAGCTCAACAGCGTCAACGATTACCAGGTTTGGTTCGAGGAGTTCTCGGGCATCTGCCAGGTCGGCCGTGTCGAGTCTCTCGCCATTGTTTCGGACCTCTGCGCCAACGGCACCTACGCCAACGGTTCTGCCGTCCGGGTTTGCCCACTGCCGTGACCCTTGGCCTTCGGGCCTGACACGAAACCCAAGAGCCTCATTGTTCGCAAGGACAGTGAGGCTCTTGTCGTTGTACTACACTTGACTCATGGCCTCGTTTGTAGATCACCTCCCGTGCGGCCCGTATGTCCCAGCGCAGACGGTCCTGGACTGCTGCCCCGCAGCTACAGCCTCAGGCATTCTCCCGAATGATCCTCGGCTTCTGGACGCCATTGAGGATGCCACGCTGATCCTGTACTACCTCACGGGTCGGCAGTTCGAGGGGACCTGTCTTGAGACGATCCGACCGTGCATCCCTTGCGGCTGCCAGGGTGGATGCTGCTGTGAGGCCAACACGATTGATCTCGGTCTGTGGCCAATCACGAGCATTGTTCGTGTCCACTATGAGGGGATTGATCAGCCACTCACGGACTTCCACATTGACGAGTACCACTACCTTTCTCGGAGCAACGACCAGGATGCTTGGCCAACCTGCTCCAACATGTGGGCGGCTGCCGGTGGACCACACGACAATCTCACAGAGGGCTTCGTTTGGGAGATTGATGTCCTTCGGGGGATGACCCTGCCGACGCTCCTCGTTCGTGCTGCACGAGACCTGGCCTGTCGGCTACTCACCCTATCGTGCATTGACGATACCTGCATCCTCCCCGAGCGTGTCACATCACTCAGCCGCCGTGGTCTCACAATGGACATCGGGGATGCGATGGACTACTTGGACAAGGGAATGACCGGAATCTACACGGTGGATCTGGCGATCAAGGTGCTCAACCCGTCCCGTCTCCAGTCCCCATCGTTCGTGTGGACCCCGGATCTGCGCCGCAACTTCAACCATCGAATCGGTACGTGACGATCGGGTATCCTGGTTCTATGACCGACGCACTTGTCGCAGACGCAGGAACCAACGCATCGCCAGGGAGCGTCATTGCTCCCCCGGCTCTTGTTCCTCCCCGGATCTCACTCCTCTCTTCTTCGGAGGTCATCAACGGTGACTCGTCTCGCTGGGAGGGTGGCTACAGCTATTCCCCGGAGGGGTGTGGAGACGGCGGAATCGGACAGATCTGCCCTGCCCCAG